GCGGCAGGTAGCGCCATCTACTCCTTGCTCTTCGCCGCAATGATGAGCGCGGTTCGCTATGCCTGCTATTTCGCTCAGGATGCCTCCGTGGGCGGCCCCAAGGGCGGCTAACTCTTTTTTGAATTACGTAAGCCCGCCATGTGCGGGCTTTTTGTTGCCAGGAGAAAACCATGGCTGGATCGCTTGGTACCCTTACGCTTGATCTTATTGCCAAGATCGGCGGCTTCACTGGGCCGATGGATCAGGCTGGCCGCGCTGCAAAAAAGTCCTCGAAGGAAATTGCCGATGCGGCCAATCAGGCCGCTACTGCATGGAGCGCCCTTGGTACTGTTGCTGCCGGTGCAGTTGCCGGATTTTCGGTGGCGAGTATTTTTGGACGGTTTGTCACGGAGACTAAAAACGCCGAAAAGGAGCAGGCTCAGCTCGGTGCTGTACTTCGCTCTACCGGTCAGTCGGCAGGATTCAATCGCGACCAATTGAACTCAATGGCTGATGCGATGCAGAAGGCCAGCACGTTCTCTGGCGGCGATATAAATCAAGCGCAAACAACGCTGTTGGCGTTCACTGGCATAGTTGGAAACCAATTCAATCGCGCACTCCAGTCGGCCGCCGATATGGCTGCGCGAACCGGAGTCACGGTAAAAGATGCAGCTGAAACAATTGGCCGGGCATTGGATGTCCCGTCGCAGGGCCTCACCTCCCTCAGCAAGCAGGGTTTCCGGTTTACAGAAGAGCAAAAGAAGTTAGCGACCGCCCTTGAGTCGACAGGCGATGTCGCTGGCGCGCAACAGATAATTCTTAAGTCGCTTGAAGAGTCCTATGGAGGGGCGGCGGCAGCCGCCCGAGACACCTTTGGCGGTTCGCTGGACGCACTGCAAAACACCATATCGGGACTGCTAACCGGAGAAGGTAGCCTTGATAGTGCAAAGGAAGCTGTAAACACCCTTAATGACGCTCTTGCCTCGCCGGAGGCAAAAACCGCAATGGATTCCACCGCAAAGGCGGCCATTGTGTTGGCGGGTGTTTTGTCTGTCAGATTGGCGGCTGCTGCCGTGAGTACTGCGGCATCATTTGTTTTGGTGCAGGCTGACACGATCCGCTATCAGGCGACCCTGGCAAGAATGGCTGGAGTTTCCACTGCTGCTGCGGCTGGCCTGGCCACCCTGAGTGCTTCCGCTCGTGCAGCCTCCGCTGCAATGACTTTGCTTGGCGGCCCTGTCGGAGTGGCATTGCTTGCAGGTAGCGCGCTTGTCTACTTTGCAACGCGCGCCAGTGACGCAGATAAGGCGTCAGCTGCTCTGGATGAGCGCATCGCAAAGCTGAATACCTCGTTTGCAACAATGAAGGTTGACCAGGCGGCCGCTGCAATACCGGATTACACCAAGAAGCTCGAAAACGCGACGATGGCGGCTGACGCGATCAATGCCAGAATCTTCACGCTTAACGACAACATAAAAAAGTTTCCACAAAGCCCGAGCCTGGAAAAATGGAAAGCCGATCTTGTCCAGGCCAAAGGTGCCGCAGTCGATGCAAATGACGCGGTGGATGATCTGAAGGCAAAGATTGTTGAGCTGAATGCAATCGTTGATAAGCCTATCGTTTCAGCTTCGGTATCTCAGGCCTCACAGGTCTACACGGAGATGGCCAAAAAGATCGACGAGCAAATCCTGCTAGCCGATAAGAAGACCGAGGCGGACAAACTTCAGGCCCGCATCAAGGCTGGCCTTGTTGAAGGGCTTAAAGCGGGCGAGGGTGACTTGCTTGTCGCCTCTCAAAAGCGTGCAGACGCTGCGATCAAAGCAGCTGAGGCCACAAAGAAAGCGGATGAGTCAGCCAAGGCATCAGCAAAATCAGCGGCCGAGGCCCTGGCGAAGCGTGGCGTTGACGCTGAGGAAAACTACCGCCGACAGATTGCACTCATCGATGAGACCGCCGGCAAGCAGGGTAAGGCGACCGAAGTCGCAAAGCTCGCCTTCGAACTGGAAACCGGAAAGCTGAAAGGCGTCAGCGCCGAGCGGCAGAAGGTGTTGAAGGACTTGGCCGCCGAGCTGGACTCGAAGGTCAAACTCAAGAAGCAAAATGAGCAAGACTTGAAGCTGGCGACCCTGGCGTCGAACCTCAAGGATAGCAACACCATCGTGAAGCAAGGTTTCGACATGGAGTTGGCTGGTGCGGGTTCCGGGGAAAAACTGAGGGGGCGCCTCAAGGAGGACTTGGCGATCCAGCAGGACTACGCCAAGCAGCGCGCTGAGATGTACAAGCAGTATAAGGAGGCCGAGCTGCTGGGCGATCCTGACGCCAAGGACACCTACGACAAGGAAACCGCTCTTCTCGAGGAGGCCCTTGCTGAGCGGATGGTCATCCAGCAGGATCACTACAACCAGCAGGATAAAGCTCAAGCGAACTGGATGGACGGGGTCAGTGATGCCTGGCAGAACTACGTCGACGCCGCTACCAATTACACGGCCATGGCTGCCGAGGCGACTTCTTCGATACTCGATAGCGCAAAGGGCGGACTCAGTAATTTCCTGTCAGATGTGATCAGTGGTGCCGAATCTGCCGATGATGCGCTCGGCGATCTGGTAGCCAACTTCGCGAAGTCCACGCTGCAAGCCCTTTCTGACATGGCGGCGCAGTGGTTGGTGTATCAGGCGGTGCAGCTCTTGGTGGGTAAGTCTACCCAGGCAAGTGCGGCGCCGATGCTGATTGCAAACGCTCAGGCTACAGCCTCCCAGGCCAGCTTGGCGGCGTACGCTTCGACGGCTGCAATACCAATCGTTGGCCCGGCTGCCGCGCCTGCTGCTGCGGCAGCGGCCGCATTGGCAACAGCTCCTATGGTCGCAACTGTTGGTGCTGCGGCGCTCGCTGGTATGGCGCACGACGGCATCGACGCGGTACCGGAGACGGGGACCTGGCTGCTTCAAAAGGGCGAGCGAGTAACCACGGCTGAGACCAGCGCAAAGTTGGACAGGACGCTCGACCAGCTACGCGCAAACTCGGGTGTCAGCGGTGGAGGGGGCATCAACATCAGCGCACCAGTAAGCGTGCAAGCCCAGCCAGGTATGAGTGGTGACGATGCTCGTAAGCAGGGCGAGGCGATGGGCCAGGGTCTGGTCTCGGAAATCCGGCGCGTGCTTCAAGGTGAAATGGGGCAGGGCGGCATGCTCTGGAGGCGAGTCTGATGGCGGAAACATTCAGCTACTGCGTTCAACTGGGCGGCGACGGAGAGATTGACCAGCGCACATGGGAGAACGATTTTGGTGATGGGTATACCCAGGCTGGTGGCATCGGCATCAACACCAAAAGCGAGAACTGGAACCTGACGCACTCTGGCGTCATGGCTCCCGGTGAGGAGTTGCTGAAGGTGCGAGATTTCATCGACCGGCACGAAGGTTACAAGGCGTTTATCTGGACGCCGCCGGGCGGGGTGCAGGGCCGATATCGCTGCAAGGGCTACAAGTCCAAGCCGCTCGGCGCTGGCCTGTGGACGCTTTCTTTCACCTTCAAGCAGACCTACACACCGTAACCGCAAACCTCACCAGACCCCGCCAAGTGCGGGGTTTCTTGTTTCTGGGGACCTATGAATTACAACACCGACATCCAAAAGCTTGAGCCTGGCAACCAGATCAGGCTCTACGAACTGGACGCCACGCGCTTGGGCGGGTTGCTCTGGCGGTTCCACGGGCACGCCCAGGAAGGCGACATCATCTGGCAGGGGCAGCTGTATTCGCCGCTCCAGATCGAGGCCAAGGGTTTCGACATTCGTGGGGATGGACGCCCTGCCACGCCGACGCTACAGGTAGACGACGAACTCGGCGGCGTGCGCGGGGCGATCACTGCCCTGTGCTTCCAGTTCCGCGACCTGGCCGGGGCCCGTGTCAAGGTGATCGAGACGTTCCGCCACTTCCTGGACGCCGCCAACTTCCCCGACGGCAACCCAGAAGCCAGTGATCAGGCGAAGACGAACCTCTGGTTTATCGAGCAGAAGACCGAGGCGCTGCCCAGCATCTCGGTCACGTTCTCGTTGTCGAGCCCCACGGACATGGAAGGCCAGATGCTGCCGGCTCAGCAGATCACCAAGCTTTGCCGGTGGGCCTGCCGTGGCGGGTACCGGCAGGAGGCTTGCGCCTACACCGGCACGGCGATGTTCGACAAGAAGAACCAGCCCACTGACAACCCAGCGCTGGACCGCTGCGGTGGTTGGTGGAGCAGCTGCAAACTTCGGGGCAACACCCGCCGGTTCGGTGGATCCATGGGCGCGAGCCTTATAGCAAGTTCGAGGTAGTGATGCGCATCAATCAAAAATTGCAGGACGAGATCCGCGCTCACGCCGAACGAGCCTACCCTGCTGAAGCTTGCGGCGTGCTGATCAAGTCGGCCGTCGGCCGCGAGTATGTACCTTGCGGCAACCTGGCCAGCACGCCGCGCGAGCACTTCCAAATCGATCACAAGGACATGGCCCGGGCGGAAGATCGGGGCGAGGTGCTGGCGATCATCCACAGCCACCCCGACAAGGCGCCGGCGCCGAGCATGGCCGACCGCGTCAGCTGCGAGTTGCACGAATTGCCGTGGGGGATTGTCGGCTGGCCCTGCGGTGACTTCGAGTGGTTCAAGCCTTCGGGCTTCCAGGCGCCGCTGTTGGGCCGCGACTTCTCCCATGGCCTGCTGGACTGCTGGGCAGCGTGCCGCGACTGGTACGCGCGGGAGGCGGGGTTGCAGCTACCGAACTTTGAACGCGCTGATCTCTGGTGGGAGCAGAAGGACGGCCCGAGCCTCTACGAAGACAACTTCGCGGCCACCGGCTTCTACCAGGTCAACGAAGCACGGCGCGGTGACATGCTGGTGTTGCAGATCCCAACGCCCGGCCGGGAGTGCTACTTCCCGAATCACGCCGTGATCTACCTGGG